TGCCGCCCGTCCGTATCGTTGTTCACCTTGCCGACGAGTTTGTCCGTCGTAGTGTTCACGCGGTCCATAAGCTCGAAGCGGCACTTTGTACGGCGCAGTTTCTTCCAGCCCTCATCCTGATCTACGTCGGGGGTAACAAGGGTATTGATGGCGTTGTCGAGCCACACCTGATCGTCGTCGTTCAGTGACAGGCAGATGCAGCCTTTCTTTTGCGCCTTTATCATTTCGCCGTTCGTCAGCGGCTCCAGCAGCTTCACAGCGCCCTTGATGACCGTATGCGTCAGCGAGGAGTTTGTCTCAAAGGAGGCAATCATGCCGCCGATGCGGGCCGCCGCAATGTAGCCTTTGTATTCCGTGCCATCGCTCGCGAGCCAGCCGCCGTTGATGACATACGCCATCTTTTCGTCGTTGAACGAGGCCGCCAGCGTTGTCCTCTCGTCAAAATCCTGCGTAGGCAGACCGACGAGGCAACCGATTCCGAAATGGCCCTGCTCGTAGCTTTGCTGGATAAAGCTCTGCACAAGCAGGTGTACCGCCGCGTCGTCGGTGTCAACGATAAGGCAGTTCCACTTCACGCGTTCCAACTGATTGAAAGCGCGGTCATAAGATGCCGTCGTTACGGTCGGATTCTTGCCGCCCGTCATAGGCACCTGCGTCACAGTCTTCAGTCTTCCGGTCGGAGCTGTGTCGCCGACGATCTTCGCGATGAAGTTCTTCGACGCGCTCATTGCTTCCACAAGGTTCGCGGTTTCATTGTCGCCCGCCTCGAATGCGAATTTCTCAAAGATGACCGTCCCATCGTAAATCACGCACTCGCGCTGATCCGTGATGAGGTTCGTCCTGATGCTGACGGCAAAAGGCCGCGTACCCGGATAAGCCGCCGTAATCGTCACGGCGTTATAAGTGTCATTCGCAGCCGGAGCCGTCGAGCCGCTATCAGGAGCGTCAAGGTCAGCCCCGTCGCCCGATGCGCTTCCTTCGCCAGCGCCAGCCTCCACGGTCGGGGGTACATATTCCAGCGTAACAGCGGATGCTACTCCGTCGTCATCGCCGCAGCGGATCGCCCGCACGGTCGTCGCGCCGCCAGTGAAAGCCTCTCGAATGATGCGCGTGTGCAGGTCGGTTCCGTAATAATCGGCAACGTCATTCTGCATACTAACGTCCATGTCGAAAAGCTGGTTCAGCGGCCCCCAATCCGCCTGAAACACGGCAGCCGCATATCCGTTGATAGCACCGGCAACGTCGGGGCCGCCGCTATTCTCACGGCGGAAATAGACGCCAGGACGGATTTTCTTTTCGCCAATGGTAAAAGTTCCGGCCATTTCAGTTCACCTTCCGTTCCATAAATTCCTGAATGAGCTTCCGCCCTTCTTCCTTCGTAGCTTCCTCTTTCTTCGCAAAGCGGAAAGCCGCCATGATGATGTAGCGGCTCGGACGCTTGCCCTTTTCCACGTCGGAGAAAAGCGTATCCGCCGCGTCGATAAATTCCTGCATGGTATATTTCGTCGCGGCCCCGTTTACGGGCTTTTCTGCCGCTGCCTGTGTCTTTCCCTTCGCAGCGGGCTTTTCGACCGTTCCTGCCGCGTTTGCGGCATTTTTGGCCTTGTTTGCGTCTGCCATGTGCTCAACAACCTCCATTCATATTTGCTTTCATCATCGTGTGTGCATACTTCTTCTTCCTGAGCAATCCGTATCTGACGGCGAGCTTTAGCTGTCCAGCGTTTTCATCGCTCGAAGTGTTCCCATTGACGCGCTGCAAGAACATCGGCGAGCCGTCCAGCATCGGGACTTCGCCAGCCAACGCGAGCGCCTGAGAAAACTGCTCCAGCCATTCGCTGCGGTCTTTGAATGTCGGAGCGAAGAAATGCACTCCGATTTCACCGTTCATCCAAACGACAGCGCAGGTCGCGTAATCCGTGACAGCGGAAATGCGGCTGAAATAGACCGCTGGTTTTTCCCGCGTCGGGACGAAAATCCCCGGAAGCTCGCTAACGCCAATCACGGACAAAGACTTGTCCCACCATCGGGCAAAGTAATTGATCGCCATGATCGGATCGGGATCGCTTGTCTCCATGCACGGAAAATCGTAAACGTCAAACGATATGCTCATTCCAAGCAGCATTGCTTCGCGTTCCGTTATCCGTTCGCTGAATACCTGCGTTTCCTTCCACGTCACGGCGCAGGTGTCGCCATTCGTTGGCGTGAATAGCACGCCAGCCAACGCCTCTTTCACGAAAGGCTCGATTTCTTCCGGCGTGGCCCCTGTCTCGGAGCAGGTAATATCCACAGAAAGGCTTCCAGCCTTTTCTCTTGCCGCGTGGGTGAATGTGTCCAGCGAGAAAGTGATTCGCGGGTATTGCGCCTCTCCCCACTTTCCGCGCTGCGTATCGTCAGGCACGTCCTGATAAAAAATAGCCGGTTCCCCGTCATACACCGTCAGCAACGCCGACAGGCTCTTGTTCTCCATCAGGCGCGTCCGAATCAGCGCTTCCACCGTCGCCATACGTCATATCCACCCTTCCGATGTGTGTGAAGTCCTGAGTGTAAGCCAGCGACCATTTGCCGTCTCTCACTTCGCTTGCCTCGATGATGAAATAGGTCGTAGCTCTGTGGATTTCCGGCATGAATAGAACAGCCATAGTATGCTCGCGCAAAGCCGTCACGATGCCGTTCCGCGCCTTGTCCCATGTGTGGTATCTTGCGCGTATCAGGTCGCGTTCGTGGATTTCTTGCGGGTTGAATCGCAAGCCCTCCGTAATTTCCAAAAGCTCCATTTCCTCACCTCAGCTCAAAGTCTTTCAAACATTGGGTCAATCCTCGGCATGGACATATCCTTGATGCGGTCTTTGTACGGACGCGCTTTCATGCGCCTTGTCCCTTCGTCCAAATAATCGGAGTAAGGTTTATCGCTTTTCAGCCGGCAGATGATCCGCCCGCCTGCACCCGGTATGATGCCCTCACCAAGAACGTACATCCTCCAGCTATTGCGGAGGCCGCCGCCCGGAGAACGGTTCGCAGGAGGTTCGCCCGGAGCCGACGCCCGATAGAGCTGCCCGCCTCTGAGTTCATGCCCGTATTCACCCATCAAGGCTTTTGTGGCCTTGCTTCGCCGTGAGCCGTATGTCCCCGGCAACTTATACACGCGCCCATGCCTTTCGCCTCTCAGTATTTGCAGAGCGGAGTTTCGCATAATGTTTACAGCGCGCACGCCGTTTGAACGTGCCGCGTTCGACATCTGCCGCACTTCCTCGGCAACCTCAACTTCGAGGTATTTTGCGCGTTCTTCAGGTGTCAACGGTGTCCCTCCTCTCCTCCACATAGTACAGAATAAACGCGCCAAGCATGGAGGCGTTATCCACGCCCTGCACATAAAAATAGCGCCCGTCTCGAATCAGCCGGTCGCCCTCTTTCGCCATGATCTGCCCGTTTTTCTGAACAATGGTATGGGTGATAGGGTGTTGCAATTCGCGCCACCGCTGTATCTCTGAGGTCTTCGCGTCCGAAAGGACGCCGATGATAATTCCGCCCGTAGGCCGGAACTCACTGCGCTTGCGTCCGATCTCGTTCGTGGTCGTCGTCTTCCTCTCCACGAGAAAATCGCGGAAAATGCTACCGGGGCGGAGGTACATTTCTCGTCAGCCCCTTCCAGTTATCGTGCATACCCTCAAAGAAGTAAGGCGGTCTGATGTGTGCAATCGGCGGGGCCGGTGGGATGCTGTCCTCACCTTCCGCCTCTTGCTTCAGTTCGTCCCGAAGGGCTTTCCACGCCTTGTATCTTTGGCTTAGGCTCCACGAAACAGGCCCGCTCTTGGTGTCAACCTCGTAAGCGAATCTGTGCAAAAGGCTTTCGACCAATGCGAGCTTCGCACGTTTCCACGATGCCGGATGCGCCGCAATGATGGCTTCAATCTCCTCATCGCTGAGATAGCGCTCGTTTGGCTCGTCAACCATAAAATCGCCAAGCTCAAAGCGCATTCTGTCTTTGCCCGGTTGCCCTATCAGGGCTGGTTCATAAGTAAACGTAGCGCTCATCCCGTTCCACCTTATTTCTTAGTTCTCGCCCGCGTCGGTTTCGGAGCCGGTTCACTTGCTTCCGGCTGCTTCTCCTCGACGGCTTCTTCCGGCTTGTTTGCCGGTTTCGGTTTCGGTTGCGCGGCTTCCTGCTTTGCCCCGACCTCCTCCTTCACCTCGGCAATCATGCCAATGCTGACAAGGGCAGGGACTCTTTCGCGTAAAACCTTATCGGCAGGGATTGTGCTTCCCTGCCGATACACCACGCCGCCGAACTTGCAAGGCTTCAATGCAATAAAAGCCATAGCAAATTCCCTCCTTAGCCGCAGCAGTCCTTGAAGTACATTCCGAGGTCCTGGGCGCAAATCTTCATGTCAGTGGAGATAAGGCCCTCGACGAACTCGGTATGCGTCCCCTTTTCGCCCTCGAACTGGTCCATAGCGATATAGTTGCCGTTGCCAAGCATATCCCATGTGAAGATATAGCCCGCGGACGGCTCGTCAATCTGCGGGGTATTCGTCGTGTAGCAAAGCAGAGCGCCTTTGCTGTCGCAGATGTACTGCATATCTTCAGGAGCGCCGACGTTCGCCGCGTTGTAGGTCGCGTCAAGGACGACAACCTGCTCCACGCCGAAGAGCTGTGCCAAGACCTGCTCGTTGATGATCGCCGGATTCGCGGTCGTGCCGGTGTACTTGACGTGCTCCAGAATGTCCGCACGGAGGCGCAGGGCCTTGTAAGCCTCAACGCCGAGAGCCAGCTTGTTCGGCTTCCTGCGGCCGAAACGCGCCATCTCAATCTTGCGGTTCTCAAAGAACTCAATCGGATCGAAATTCGCGTCATCGAAACGCAGGAAAGTCTTGTTCACGTCGCTTGCGCCGGACGAAACGCCCGCCCACTCATTCTGCCATACGCCGGTATGGAAAAAGTTCTTCGCGAACAAAACTTCCTGATGCAGATTCATCTGCTCAGTCGCAAAGCGGACCTTCGCACGGCGCGGGTCAATCGTCGCCGGAGCGCCGGAGCGCTGGTAATTCAGCGTGCGGATTTGGTCGATGCCGACAATGATCTGGTCAACTTTGCAGCTATAGTTGTCCTCAGTGTGGCCCATGATCGCCGGAGCAACCTTGCCGTAATCGGGCTTGCGGTTCACGTTGTCACGCGCGAGGTCAGCCCTGCTGAAAATGTAGTACGAGGCCGAAGAAAGCTGAACAGGGCAAATCGGGAACAGGCTTTTCGCCGAGGACTCACCCTGCGCGAAATACGCCATGCTCATGTTCGTAAGGTAAAGGCTCGGCTTCCAGCCTTTGGCAATCTTCGCCGCAATCGCCGCATTGGTAATCATTCCACTCATTGTTCATTCCTCCCCTTATGCTGCCGGTACATAACCGGCCTTGACAATCTGAACACGGACGCACTGTCCAGCCGCAGTTGCTTCTTCAAGTGCGTATGCGAAAATGAATTTTCCTGCCGCTGCTGCCACGGCGCAACCGTTGGCATCGCTCGCGAGGGCAGCGCCCTTGTCGAACGCCGCGCCAGCTTTCCACAGGCCCATTTCCTTGATCTGAATCGTGACGTCTTCGCCAGCCGCTACGGTGTCTTCCGTCTCGGCGGTCGTAATGCCGAACGGCACCTTCGACGCGTCGCAAGTAACGAGAGCGCCGTCGTTGAAGGCAAGGGCCGTGAACGGCCCGGACTTGATTTCCGCGCCCGCCTTGTCAACGATGGTGGCGCTGTCATTGATTACAGTTCCATTGAAGCTCATACCTGCCATGATAAACACTCCTCCTCTTTTTTACTGCTCGCCAGCTTCGTACTCATGTACGAGGTCGGGATTCTGCTCACACACTTTGTCGCACGCCGCATGGTAATCCAGCGTCGGGTCAGCCTTGCGAAGTTCTTCCGCTTTCTTCTCGATCTTCGACCAAGCAGCGTCCGCGCCGGTGTCCGCCGCGCTGCCGCGCTTGCCAATCTCGGTAAATGCGGTTGCACTTGCCGCCGCCGCGCTGTCGAGGGCGGAAATCAGCCTGTTGTACTGTTCCGGGTTGCCCTTCAGGGACTTCAGCAGGGGAACGAGGTCTTCCACCTTCTGACCGACGACTTCGTACTTCTTCGCCACTTCGGTC